TACTGTCGAGGAGTGCTGCCAAGCCGCACAGGATCAAATTAACAGTTTCCTTTGGTTTGATTCTGCGCCAGTCGTGGGGACTGCATTGGTAAGCAACGTTGCCACAGTAATGTTGGCCAACCCCGGTTTATTTACTACAGGCGAAAGCGTGACAATATCCGGGGCTGGCTCGACATTTAACGGCACTTACACAATTACTGCCACGTTGCCATTTAGCACAGGCACTACAAATTTATTGCCAGCATTTAATATGCAGTTAAATTATTATCAGCAACCACGCGGCTATAGTTTTATTCAATACGCCAAGGTTGCAGCCGATGAAAACTTTAGGCGCGTAGTGCCATCAGGCGCAGCTGTAGGTGCAGACACAAAGACAGCAACCTACGTTAATACAGCAAGCGTTAGACAAGCTGCGATGATCTTGGCCGTAGATATATGGCAAGCGCGCCAGGTATCTCAGACAGGCGGCGTAGGACTCGATGGCTTTAGCCCTAGCCCTTACCGCATGGGCAACAGCATGATAGGCAAGATACGAGGCTTACTAGCCCCGTACATGAGCCCGAATAGCATGGTGGGGTAAATGCCTACCGCCGCGATAACCACGTTGCGCAGCACCATTGCAACGGCTCTAACCAATAACGGAGTCTGGTCGGTATTCGCATATCCACCTGCAACGATCTTGGCTAACAGTTGCGTGGTATTACCGGCAGATCCATATTTAACACCTAGCAATAACAGCTATATAACTATTTCGCCTATGGCTAATTTTAAGATTCTGCTAACTGTGCCGATGTTTGATAACCAAGGCAACCTGCAGGGCATTGAGGATTTTATTGTTGCAGCTTATACAAAACTAGCTGCATCTAACCTTGTATTTAATATAACTAGCGTTAGCGCGCCTGGCGTATTAAATGCTGATAGCGGCGACTTGCTTACCGCTGAGTTCACCATATCCATACTATCGAGCTGGAGTTAAACCATGTCATACACAGATGAGGATATTGCCTTTCTAATTAAGATAGGGCAAATTTCCGAAGCACCAAAAGAAACAAAACCAAAACCAACCACAATAGAAAAAGTAGAGGAGTAAATAAATGGCCGTATATCTAAGTAATACCGTTGTAGTCACGCTTAATTCCGTAGCCCTAACAGACCACGTTACAAGCGCGACAATTAACCGCGTATTCGATGAACTTGAAGTGACAGCTATGGGTAGCCATAAGTATTGCCCACTCGCTGCGTAAGCGGCGATGAAAATTACTTCGCTGTATCGGTGAAGGCCCCCAATAAAAACGGGTTAATACCGAGGCAATCCGCTTAGGCGGCGAGTCCGTAACGACTACACGCGAAGCCCCTTAGAAATAAGGGTGAAGATATAGTCTGAACTGCATCAATGGAAAAGATGCAGAGGTAAGCAGAAATGACTTACCCGCCCGAAAGGGTGGTAACAGTATGGATACAGCTCACAAGTTCGTTAAAGGTTTAGAAGCAAGCACTATTACTTTGGATTTCCTAAGTGATACAGCCGCTGCAAATGTAAACGCAACCCTGCAAGCTGCATGGGGTACAACAGTACCTATTACGCTAAAGCAGACAAGCGCAGCTACATCAGCTACCAACCCTTTATTTAGCACTACGATTTTGGTCAACAATACGACCGACATTAACGGCGCTGTCGCTGACATAGCCACGCAAAGCATTACATTTACTTGTAATTCACCAATTGTAATTACTACTACCTGATAAACAGAATAGGGGCTAACAAATGGCTAAGTTAAAGATCACAAAGGCTGATGGTTCATTATCTGAACACCAGATAACACCATCGATTGAATACGCGTTCGAGTTATATGCTAAAAAAGGTTTTCACAAAGCCTTTAGAGATGACGAGAAGCAGTCAGATGTTTACTGGTTAGCGTGGGAGTGTTTAAGAGCTGGCGGCGAAACCGTGCCAATGTTTGGCGCATCGTTCTTAGCAACACTTAAAAAGGTTGAGGTTCTGGATGATGACCCGGAACTATAGGGCGTGACTCGTTTACTTACTTGATCGCACGGATCAGTTTGGAAACGGGTATCGCGCCCAATGATTTACTAGCACTAGATAGCAGGATGTTTAAGACTTTATTGCAGGCGATGAAAGACCGGAACAAGGAGATGCAAGATGCCACAAGTAGAAATACGCGGAAACGCTGATCTAGTTAAAGCTCTACGCGCATTTACGCCCGATCTAGAAAAACAAATGCGTAAAGAACTACAAGCAGCTTTAATGCCCGTAGTAAAAAAGGCTAGGGGTTTTGTACCTACTGAATCTCCTATGGGTGGCTGGCAGGCCAGATCATTTTCTGAAGCTCGTTTTCCTGTTTTTAATTATCAAACTATCACACGCAATATTGTTTTAGAAAATAAAGTCAGCAAGCGCGATCGCAACGGCTTTAGTTCAATGGCTAGAATTATTAACAAATCTGCAGCCGGTGCAATTTACGAAACTGCTAGAAGGCCGCAAGAGTGGGTTGGCCCTAGCGCATCTGGTTCATCTAAAGGTGTAAGCAGATCCGTTTATAAAGGTGCTGGTAAACAATTTATAAAAAACTTAGGGCCAGTTACATCTAGCCTTAAAGGTCAAGGCCGTTTTATATTCCGCGCATGGGCTGAAAGCCGTGGCGTAGCGGAAGGCGCAGCTAACAAAGCAATAGATACAGCCGTTAGGCAGTTCTATGCTCGAAGCCAAAAACAGGCATTAAGCAGGGCTGCCTAATGGCACTGCCAGATATTGTTATTGGTTCTAGGTTAGATGCTAAAGGTTTTAAACAAGCCGAATCAGCTGTAGATAAATTAGGCAAAAACGTAAAGAATTTGGCTAAAACATTTGGCGTAGCATTAGGTGCTGCAGCGATAGTTAAATTTGGTAAAGCATCTGCTAAGGCTTTTATGGAAGATGAAGTAGCTGCCAATCGCCTAACAACAGCTGTCAAAAACCTTGGTTTAGGTTTTGAGGATGAACGCATTAAGAATTTTGTCTCAACTATTGAAGCGCAGACTGGCGTACTTGATGACAAACTGCGTCCTGCACTGCAGTCACTATTGACTACTACAGGGTCAGTAGCTAAGTCACAGGAATTACTTAAACTTGCCATAGACGTATCTGCAGGTAGCGGTGAAGATTTAGCTACCGTCGCCAATGATTTATCTCAGGCTTATGTAGGTAATAGCAAAGGATTAAAAAAATACAACTTAGGCTTATCTCAAACAGAATTAAAAGCTGCATCTTTTAATGATGTTCAAACAGCCTTAAACAAACAATTTAGTGGATCTAATGCGGCTTACTTAGATACATACGCTGGCCAACTGAGCTTGTTAGGCGTCAGTTTTGCCAATATGCAGGAAACTATAGGTAAAGGTTTAGTAGATAGTTTTGCTCTATTAGCAGGCGATGGTGGCATAGGCGCGGCTACTAGCGCGATGGATGAGTTTGCTATAAAAACTAGCGATGCTATTTTTGGCGTAGCTACATTATTAGATAAATTAAATACTAAGTTTGGTACATTTGGCGGCCGTAGTATTGGCGAGATCCTTTATGCCACACTAGGCGGTGGATTTATTGATGCGCTTGCCAAAATTGGTAGTGAGGCCAAAATAAAGCCTAAGCCATTTAGTACGCCTATGACTATCTCGGGGCAAAGCGGTACGAGTAGCCAAGTAGATAAACAACGTGCGGCAGCTGAAGCGGCAGCAGCAAAGCGAGCTAAAGAATTAGCAGCGTTGCAAAATAAGGCAGCTCAAACAGCGGCAAAACAATTAGCCGCTGAAAAGAAGCGTTTGCTATTAGAGAAGGCTAAGGCTGCACTAACTAAGGCAGCGGCTACATTTGACCTGAATAAAATTCAGATAGCAGCTGCGCTAAGGGCTACTTACGATAAAGATGAACGCTTACGCCTATTGGCTATGCAGGCTATCGAGGAGGATAACGGCGAGGCTGCCCTTGTTTATATTGCTCAATTAGCATTATTAACTAAAGAACAACAAACTAACAAGTTAGCCGGCATTACTACTATTGCCGAAACAGAACTTAGTTATATTAACAAATTATTACTTGATGAATTGCAGCGCATCAAGACTACAAAAATGTCGGAGGAAGATGCTGATGCCGCACGATCTGCTGCATATGCTAAATATAACGCAGCTATTATTGCATCAGGTGGCTTAGCTGAGAAAAATTTCTATACCGAAAAAACACAGGCAGAACTATTATCTATTGAAAAAATTGCATCCTTAGATAAAATTGCTGCAGCTGAAGCAACTATAAATTTACTTACTTATAACAGTCAAATACAATATCTTTACAATCTGGCTACCGCGCAGCGATTAATCGATGATGAAAAAATGCGTGCGTTACAAAAGTATCTAGCTGAGGCAAGTAAGCCTATTACGCAAGTAATAACTACACAGCGCATTGAATCAGATAGCACAAACACGACACCTAAAAAACCAGAATTTGGAATAGGTGGGCAACCTATCTATCCTGACGGTGGCGGCTTTGCAGATTTCTTACCCGGATTTACAACTACTTCTAGCTCAGGTGCATCTGTAGATAACTCAGTCACCATTGTGGTGCAAGGCTCAGTATTAGATGGCGATGATTTTAGCGACATAATAAATAGAACAATGCTAGACAATATTCGCCGTGGTTTAAGTCAAACGCCTGCAGGGGTCATACCATGACAGTACCTATAATTAACGCGGTAATAAATTTTGGTACGGGCGCGGCTTTTGCCCAGGCTTTTATAATCGGAGAAGGCATACTAGGTACTAACGTATTGGCAGACTCAGCTGCATTAATTGTAGATGTAAGCGATGTAGTAGATAGCGTTACCACTAGGCGCGGCAGATCAGCTACAGCCGATGAATTCCAGACAGGTACGCTAACTTTGCGCATCGTAGATCAAAACGGCGATTTTAATCCACAAAATTCAAGTAGCCCGTACTTTGGATTCCTAACGCCAATGCGTAAGGTGGCAATATCGGCTACATCCGCTGGTGTTACCTATCCAATGTTCTCAGGGTTTATTACTAGCTATACAACCACTACCCCAAAAAATGCTAACGATGTTGTGTACACAGTTATAACGGCGGTTGATGCCACACGCTTGGCTCAAAATGCCCAGATTAGTACAGTCACAGGGCAATCTGCTGGCGATTTAAGTGGCACGCGTGTGAATCAAATTTTGAACACTATTTCATGGCCAGCATCGATGCGCGATATTGATGCTGGTTTAACTACTTTGCAGGCAGATCCCGGTACAGCCCGTACAGCCTTAGCAGCTTTACAGACAGCCACAAATAGCGAATATGGCGCAATATATGTAGATGCATCGGGATCGTGGACGTTCCAAGACCGCTTAGTAACTACTGCCAGCATCGGCGGCACGCCTACAGTATTTAACGATAACGGCACAGATATTGGCTATGCCAATGCCGTATGGCGATTAGATGACACCCTTGTATTTAACCAGGCTAATATCACTAGAACAGGTGGCAGCGTTCAATCTGCCGTAAATTCTGCAAGCGTCGAGAAGTATTTTGCCCATACTTATAACCAACAAGATTTACTAATGCAGACCGATGCGGTCGCGCTGGACTATGCCCGTGCATACGTTGCAAGCCGTGCCGAAACCAGCGTGAGGTGCGATGCCATCGAGCTAGACCTATACACAGATAACTACGCCAATGGCATATTAGCTGCGCTTGATCTAGATTTCTTTGACCCGGTAACTATCACTACTAACCAGCCTGGTAGTTCAACCCTTACAAAGACATTACAAGTTTTCGGCGTGGCACATAACGTTACCCCGAATAAATGGCGCACTACCTTTACTACACTTGAACCTGTTATTGACGGGTTTATTATTGGTAATGCTAACTATGGAGTTTTGGGACAAAATGTACTTTCATACTAGAGGAGATAAATAAATGGCTACAGGGTTACCAGCAGTTACGGGCGACGTTTTAACTAGCGGCATGTTTAATGGCCTAGTGGCGTTTACGCTTAATGCTCAAACTGGCACTACATATACAGCGGTATCAACAGATCAGTATCAAGTGCTAGTAACCATGTCTAACGCTTCGGCTAACGCTTTTAAGATCCCTACTAACGCATCTGTGGCCTTTGCTATTGGTACAGTTATTACGGTTATGAATATTGGCGCAGGCACTTGCACTATTTCAGCGGTAACGCCCGGTACGACTACGGTGCTATCTGCTGGTGCTACTGCAGCATCTCCCACACTAGGACAATACAAAACAGCATCATGTATTAAGACTGGTACAGATACTTGGTATGTTATAGGTGCGATCGCATAATGTTAAACACCATCGTTGCAATCAATCAAATACCGCCAAAACCTGTAGTAACAGGCGGTACTTTAACTAGCGATGCTACTTATTATTATCGAGCTTTTACTGCTAGTGGCACGCTAGGTATTAGTGGCAACTCATTAACTTGTGATGTTTTAATTGCTGCAGGTGGTGGCTCGGGAGGCGCGGGAGGTGGCGGAGGTGCGGGCGGAATTCTTGGTTTTGGTTCTCAAGTTCTATCAGGTAATCAAACAGTTACCGTAGGTGCTGGCGGTGCAAGTGCAGCTAGTAACGGATCAGATACAGTTTTAGGATCATTAACTACAGCTGTCGGCGGCGGTGGTGGTGGTGCTGCTAATGGAAGTAATGGTAGTGCTGGCGGCTCAGGCGGTGGCGGCGCATTTAGCACTAGCGGTTCAACATCAGGCGGTGCAGCCACATCAGGCCAAGGTAATGCAGGCGGTACAAATAGTAATCTTTTTGCATCTGCTGGTTACCCTGCTGGCGGTGGCGGCGGTGCTGGCGCAGTAGGCCAAAATGCCGTTAGTTATTCACAGGCTGGTGCAGGCGGTGCTGGTACTACATCCGTAACAAATTGGGGTGCATTGACTGCAGCTCTTACTACGACTGGCCTAGGCGTTTCTAATTACATCGCTGGCGGCGGTGGTGGTGGTTTAGGTAACGCACCTACCGAAGGTGCTGGCGGCTCAGGCGGCGGTGGTAATGGCGGTTACGGTGGCGGATCACCTAAAAATTCAACTAACGGTACAGCAAACACAGGTTCGGGTGGTGGCGGTGGTGGCCCTACCACTGGTTTAGGTGGATCAGGTTTAGTAATTGTTCGTTATCTAAAGACGGCGGTTTGATATGAGTCACTGGGCAGAAATAGACGATAAAGGTTTAGTGTTACGCGTACTTGTAGGCGATAACAATGAGCCAGATGAAGGCCAAGCATTTATGGAATCACTAGGCGGTATATGGGTAAAAACCAGTTATAACAATAAGATACGCAAAAATTACGCTGGCATTGGTTACACCTACGATGCTGATCGCGATGCTTTTATACCTGTTAAGTGCCATGATGAAGCGATACTAGATGAGGCTATTTGCCAATGGGTGTGTACAAATGACAGCCATAAGTTATAACGGCTGGCCAGCCTCTAAAGATGTTGAGTCGATCCGTATCAAGTCTTACGCGATAAAGGGCAGCAAGGTAAAGCTGCGCTGCGCCTATTTTGCTGCACCTTTATTGGTTGCCTTTGCAGAAGCCTTTAATGAACTGATCGAGCCGATTGATGGCGGTGCGCTAGACGACTGGGGGTACTGCTACAGAGAAGTACGCCAAGTTCCGGGCAAATTGAGCAATCACGCATCGGGCAGTGCGATCGACTTGAACGCTAATCGGCATCCGCTTGGCAAGGCTGGCACGTTCCCAGCTGAGAAAGTACCGATGATTCAGGCACTAGCTAAAAAATACGGCTTAGTGTGGGGCGGCGATTATCGTAACCGCAAGGATGAAATGCATTTTGAGGTGGGGATCGACCCCGTAAAAGCCGCAAAACTAATAGAAAAGTTAGGACTAAGTTATGCCGAATAGCGCACAAATATCAGTAGGAACTACAGCCACGCTTTTAGTAGCTGCCAATATTATGGATCAAACAGTACAGCTGCATAACTTAGGCGGCGGTGCGGTTTATATTGGCAACGCAAGTGTTACTACATCTAATGGTTACAAGATGGATAACACAGATAAATTACAAATACCCGTAGGAGATAACGAGGCTTTATACGGCATCGTTGCCAGCGGTACTAATACCGTTGCAGTATTGACACAAGTCAATTAAGGGCATTTAGGAGTAAGACCATGAAAGAACAAGCTAAGGCCGCTGGCCTGTCATACCTACGCGCTGCGTTTAGCTGCGCAGCTGCGCTTTACATGTCCGGCATTACAGATTACAAGACACTAGGCAACGCGTTCATAGCAGGACTGCTCGGGCCATTATTGCGAGCCATGAACCCTAGCGATCCTACTTTCGGCGTTAAGTAATGACGGCCGCCCAGTCGCTATTAGCAATAGCCATAGGTATCTGCACACTTATGGGGTTTGCGGCTGGGCTGGTTCGCCATTTAGTCAAATATTACCTAAGCGAATTACGCATGGACAATAACGGCGGCCATAACCTAAGGGGTCGCGTAGATCGCATAGAGGCCAAGGTTGATTCGATATACGAGATGTTACTAACCCGTTAGGGCGTGTCGGTTATTGACCGCTGTCATACCCAGGCTTTACCCTTTATTTACACGTTAGGCAGGGCTACCTAATTCGGTGTAGCACGGCTTAACCCAAACAAGGGCGAAGTAAATGGATATAGAAAAAGTAGCAGTATTCGTAATAATGGTTAGTATTGCTTGGTTTATCGTAGGTTGGTCAGTCGGTTACAAAGAAGGCGTTAAGGATGGCTACAATCGTGGCCGCGCAGCTGGTATGCGTGTAGCTAGTGATCGTGTGGTCAAGTAATGGAACTCTTTGGTCGAATTGCGTTTGTTAAAGCTACTGATTATGACACCGAGGTTCAATATTGGGGAATTGTCAAGGTTAAAAATAATAAGACAATTTCATTAGACTTTTACCCTTATTCAATTCTTTTTTATTTTGGAAAAAAGCATGTTTGATCTATCAACCTATGAGGATGTAAACAGCCGCATCAAGCGATTCCGCGAAACCCATATTTCAGGCAGGATCATTACTGAGATCGTTGAGATAAACGTAAAGGATGGTTATGTAATCATCCGTGCCAGCGTATTCCGTGAGCATGAGGATGTAGTCCCGGCGGCTGTGGATTATGCCTATGAACTGCGTACTGATCGAGGCGTAAACAGGGATTTTTGGATCGAGAACTGCAGCACCAGCGCAATCGGTCGAGCCATCGGGTTACTTATGCCAAGTGACGCACGGCCTACCCGACAGGATATGGAGAAGGTAGAACGTTTAGCGGCTCAGCCCGCAGTAGAGGTTGATCTATGGGCTACTGCTACACCTGCAGTAAAAGTTGAAGGTGTCGGAAGTGTGCGCCCAGCTGCGGAAAGCATCGCCGACATCAAAGCGCAATTAGGTGGCGAGATATTAGACCCTGCACCTGTTTGCTCACACGGCCGCATGGTTTACAAGGAAGGCGTAAGTGCGACTACTCAAAAGAAATATCGGGGCTATACCTGTAGCAGTAAGTCACGGGGCGATCAATGCAAACCAATATGGCTATAACCGAGATGGCGCAGATCGTCCAGGTAATCTTAGATCGATCGCAGGAGTTACAGGCAGCAGCTAGTGGGTTTGCCCGTAGTACAGGCGAGAAGGCTAATACGCCAGATCATGCTGGGCGATATAACACAAAGATAAACTTTCATGAGTTCGTAGCTGAGCATAGTGAAGCCGCTGGCGCAGAGATAGCAGTCGCGCAATACATGGGTATCCGTAATTTTATACCTACTGTAAATACTTTCCACGATGCACCAGACATACAGCTAGGCAATTTAGGGTTTGAGGTTAAGTGGACTAAGTACATTAACGGCCATTTAATCATCCATAAGGATTACCCACGCCTTAGCGATGTGGCAATATTGTGCGTAAATAAGTCGCCTGTATATCAGATCATCGGCTGGATGCCCATATTGTGGGCTAAGAAGGCCAAGTATTACAACGCAGCTGATGGCAATTTCTGGGTATCTCAACGTGAGTTATTTGAGATGGATGCATTAAGGAAGTCCGTATATGGCATTACTGAGGATTAACTGCAGGGTTTGCGCCAAGATAGGTAGCGGTATGCAAACGCATAAAATCGTAGATGAGTTTATTAACCTGCCGCCTAACGTAGTTTGCGTTCAATGCTTAGGCTGTGGCGTTATGGGCATAGAGATGCTGTTAGATACCGAACGGGCTAAAGATGAGGACATGCTAAATGACTAACGAGCTAAGAATTAGCTGTAACTGCGAGGACTACAAAGAGATGAGCCTGTCGGTTCACCTGGTAAATGGCGTAGTACCTATCATTATTATCAAGTGCGAGCAGTGCAATAGCGCATATACAGTCATGCCTAATTCGGTGCAAAATGCCTAGTTACTTATACCGCTGCGATCAATGCGGCGTAGAACTAGAGATGAATCACCCGGTAAGTACACACGGCGACAGCGCACCATTGTGCTGCAGCTACCCGATGAATCGCGTGTTTAGCGCGCCATCGATCATATTTAAGGGAACGGGATGGGGTAAAGATAAATGAAATATTGTCCGACTTGTAAGATTATGACTAAATCAAAGGTAAAGATGTGCGGTAAAAACCCAATTAGTCAATGCATGAGCTGTGGATATAAAGAACATATAAGTGGCTACGATGATTAAGCGACTTGGTCAAGAGTTTTACACAGTTGCGGATAACGCTGTGTATAACGCATGCTGTGACTCAATACAGTTTAAGTACCTGTGCATAACCTGTGGAGAAAACGCAGGATGCTACTTCTGCAGCTTTAACCCAGATGAAAAGCATGAGTGTAATGAGTAGCGACACGCCGATTATATTGAAATGGTTTAGGTATGTATGTGTATACTTAATCTTAGTACTTAACGCTTTTACTAATGCTTATGCTAGTACTAACTCTAATAAAGAGATTGAAAAATATCTATTATATAGTCATATAAAACTAACTAACCATAATGAATACCTATGTTTAGAGAAGCTTTGGTACTTAGAGTCTAAGTGGAATCCAAGAGCTGATAACAAGCGATCATCTGCTTATGGAATACCACAGCTGTTAAAGCTAAAGACTAAAGACCCTTATAAGCAGATAGACTTAGGCCTTATCTATATTGCTAAGCGATACGGCACACCATGCAAGGCCTTGGCATTTCATCTAAAGACTGGGCATTACTGATGGCTAAGCGTGGTGATCCGAGGCTGTCGGCTGGGTACAAGATGGTTAGGCTACGGGTATTGCATCGAGATAACTACGTCTGCTATTACTGTGGTGGTGATGCTAACCAGGTGGATCATGTAGTACCTATATCGAAGCAAGGTGATGTGATGGATATGGATAACATGGTGGCAGCTTGTAAGAGGTGCAACGTAAGCAAGGGCAACAGCTCACAGGGCGTTTTTTTAGCCAAACAGCCTACCCCCCCTGCCTTTTCAAATCGTACCTCCCCGATCACGTCCGTACAGGTTCAAACAGGCCCATGTTTAGGCCAACCAGCCCAAGGCCCGACAGGATGACTACCAAAGTTAAACCGATCAAACGGGGGCTAGTTGAGCCACGCCTTCACAGCCCATATTTAAAAGGCAAAAGCCGCATAGATGAGGTTGCAGAGCTGGCAGAGAAAATCGGCTACCCATTATTACCCTGGCAACGATTCGTACTAGAGGATATGTTGCGTGTGGATAAAGATGGCGGTTTTATCCGCAAAACAAACCTACTTTTATGCGCCCGGCAGAACGGCAAAACCCACCTAGCCCGTATGCGTATCTTGGCTGGCATGTTCTTATTTGATGAGAAAAAAATCCTCATTATGTCCTCTAATCGCAGCATGGCACTAGCTACTTTTAGAGAAGTGGCCTATGCGATCGAAGGCAGCCCAGAACTTAAAAAGCAGATCAAGGCAATCCGGTATGCCAATGGCACGGAGTCGATCGAGCTGCTAAATGGCGCACGGCTAGATGTTGTAGCTGCTACCCGTGATGGATCGCGTGGCCGTACAGCTGATCTGCTATTTATCGATGAAGTACGTGAGATAACCGAGGAAGGCTACGCAGCTGCGCTACCGACTACCCGCGCACGGGCTAATGCCCAGACCCTAATGTGCAGCAATAGTGGCGATGCGTTTTCCATAGTTTTAAATTCGTTGCGTGAACGCGCCTTGGCTAACTCATCTAAGAGCTTTGGCTATTACGAGTACAGCGCGCCACAGTTTGCCAAGATAACCGACCGCGCAGGTTGGATAGCAGCAAATCCAGCCCTAGGCCATACGATCACTATGGAGTCGATCGAGGAAGCCCTTAACACGCAATCGGTAGAGCAATTTAGAACCGAAACCTTGTGCCAATGGATCGACAGCCTGCAATCGCCTTGGCCATACGGATCGATCGAGGCAACCAGCGATGCCGCCCTTAAAATGTCCCCGGGGCCACTTACAGTATTTGCCTTTGACGTATCCCCTAGCCGTAGAGATGCAAGCCTTGTTATGGGGCAGCTGCTACCCGATGGCCGCGTAGGCGTGGCTGTATTGGAAACCTATAACAACCAGGTAGCCGTAGATGAGCTAAAGATTGCCGCCAGTATTAAAGGCTGGTGCGATATGTATTACCCGCGCACAGTTTGCTTTGATAAATACACTACTGCCTCTATTGCTAAGCGGCTAGAACTATCAGGCGTTGCCGTGCGGGATGTATCGGGTGCTGAGTTCTATACAGCTTGTAGCGATCTACACGATGCCCTAAGTAACGGCCGCCTAGCCCATAGCGGCCAAGAATTGCTAGTGCAGCATATGAATAACAGCGCAGCTAAGATTAATGACTCAGCCTGGCGTATCGTGCGCCGCAAGTCTGCTGGCCCTGTAGATATTGCTATCGGCTTGGCTATGGTGATCCATATACTTGCCCAACCCGTACAAGAAGCCAAGATATACGCCTAGCGACACGCCGAGCAGAATCGGTAATGTGCTTGACAATTTGAGAAAATCCCACTTATGGGATTACTGGAAACTTTAGGGTTAAAAGCTAAGGCAGAAGTTACTGCCCAATATGCCCCTGCCATCATGGATAGTACATACGGCGCAGGCATGTATAGCTATAACAGCGGCCTATCTAACTATGGTTATGGCGTTACGCTTGATCGCAATACTGCGTTGCAAGTACCTAGCGTTAGCCGTTGCCGCAATTTAATTGCAGGCGTTATATCAAGCATCGAACTAGGCCTATACAAAAAATCTACAGGTAAAAAATTAGAGTCCCCGGTATGGCTAGAGCAACCAGATATACGCCAGCCGCTTAGCGTTACCTTGGCTTACACAGTAGATGCATTACTGTTTTACGGCGTTGCTTATTGGCGCGTTACATCGCTTTACGCAGACGATGGCCGGCCATCAGGTTTTGAATTTATCCCTAATACTCGCGTTACTGTAACTACAAATCAGTACGGCGATGAAGTTGAGTATTACTCAGTCAATGGCGTTCGCGTACCTATGGGTGGTATTGGTTCGCTAGTTACATTTCAATCATTACTGCCTGGCGTATTACAAACTGGCGGCCGCACTATTCAAGCTGCGCTAGATATTCAAAAGGCTGCAGCTGTTGCAGCAGCTACGCCAATGGCAACCACAATTTTGAAAAATACTGGCGCGGATCTACCAGAAGCGCAGATCCAAGGCTTACTAGCTGCTTGGAAATCAGCGCGTACTAATCGCAGTACCGCATATCTTACTAGCACTTTAGAAGCGCAAAATTTAGGTTTTAGCCCTAAAGATATGACATATAACGAAAGTAGCCAATACCTTGCTACTGAAATTGCGCGTTTAATGAACGTACCGGCATATTACATAAGTGCGGATATGAATAACAGCATGACGTATCAAAATATCTTAGACGGCCGTAAAGAATTTGTAAGTTACTCGCTGCAGCCATTTCTCAGTGCAGTAGAGAATCGTTTAAGTATGGATGACATAACAGCGCATGGTAATCGTGTGCGCTTTGCGATCGATGAAACTTTCTTACGCGCAGACACTATGGCGCGACTAGATGCAATAGAGAAAATGTTAAACCTTGGCTTGATTGATGTTGAGCAAGCGCAATCTATGGAACAGCTAACGCCTAATGGATCAGGAGATACTACAAATGTTGCACTTAACGTTTAATAACGCGATCGAGGCTGCCGATACAGAACGCCGCATGATCTCAGGCAAGATCGCGCCATACGGCGAAGTCGGTTACACATCCGCCGGGCCTGTCGTGTTTGAACGCGGATCTATTTCAATTCCAGATGTAACAAAAATTAAATTACTAATGCAGCATGACAGCACAAAGCCAGTAGGTCGCGCTACATATTCCAGCGATGATGAAAGTGGCATGTATGCATCGTTCAAAATTTCAAGTAGCAGCCGGGGACAGGATGCACTTGTACTAGCTCAGGAGAACCTTGTATCTGGCTTATCCGTAGGCGTGGATGTATCCGCGTCTAAGCAGATGAAGGGTTACCTGTTGGTTACCGCTGCTGTCCTGAAAGAGGTAAGCCTCGTGGAGTCGGCTGCCTTTGATTCTGCAGCCGTAACTGATATTGCAGCGGCTAAAGCTGAACTAGAAGCAGCGATGAGTAACAGCACAAAAACAACAACGATCAATACGACAATCGTAGAAATCGAAACCGAAACCGAAACCGAAAGCGAGGCAGCTGTGACTACAGCCCCTATTGATACACCGGATGTACCGGCAGAAAAACCAGTCGAGGCTGCACCAGTTCAAGCAGCTCGCCAAATTATTCGCCCATCCGTATTAGACAGCCAGACAGTACGCACACCGATTACATCAATGGCTAAGTACACAGAGCATAAGATCAAGGCTGCCCTAGGCAATCAAGACTCAATGCTTTATGTAACAGCTGCGGATGATTCTTTCAGCACTAACCCTGCATTTAGCCCAACACAGTACCTATCAGAGTTTCCAACAAATACACGTTTTGGTACACCATCAATCGATGCATGTTCACGCGGCGTATTGCCAGCCAGCGGCATGACAATTAACGTGCCATCACTTGTTACATCAGCAGGCGGACAGTCAGGCGTTGCACCAGTTGTAACAGTCGAGGCAGAAGCGGGCGCAGTTGCTAACACAGGTATGGTTACAGAATACCTATCAGGTACAGTTAACAAGTATTCAGGCATGAACACAATTAGCATTGAACTGCTAGAACGTTCAGATCCTAATTTCTATGCTGAACTAACACAGCAACTACAAAACGCTTACCTAAAGACACTTGACACAACAGTTAATGCTGCGTTAATTACTGCAGGTACTGCTGCTACAACAGCACAAGCTGCTACATCTGCAGGCATCATTGGTTACGCATCAGAAGCTGCTCGCCTTGTTTATGAGGCAACTGGTTACTACGCACAGAACTACATCGCCAATGGATCTCAATGGCAACTACTAATGGGCGCATCGGATACCACCGGGAGGCCAATTTATTCGGCCAGCCAACCGATGAACGCGGGTGGATTGACTCAACCTGGTTCAATTCGCGGCAACGTACTAGGTCTTGATCTATATGTTGATAAGAACTTTGCAGCAACAACAACTGTTGATGACTCAGCAATTATCCTTGCGCCAGAAGCATTTACTGTTTACCAGTCACCACAGGCATACATGTCTGTAAACGTTGTAAGCAACCTACAGGTACAGGTAGCGATCTACGGCTACATGGCAACAATCGCCAAGATGCCTAAGGGAATTATCCGTTACAACTTCACCTAAGCCCTAACCCTAATAGTCGGTAGGGCATTAGCCCTTTGCCCTACCGACCCTAACTAAGTAAGGAGTACCGATTATGGCCGCTACATATGTAACTGTTGCCGAGCTACGCACTAATCTTGGCATCGGTACTCTTTACTCAGATAGTACTGTCGAGGAGTGCTGCCAAGCCGCACAGGATCAAATTAACAGTTTCCTTTGGTTTGATTCTGCGCCAGTCGTGGGGACTGCATTGGTAAGCAACGTTGCCACAGTAATGTTGGCCAACCCCGGTCTATTTACTACAGGCGAAAGCGTGACAATAGCCGGGGCTGGTTCGACATTTAACGGCACTTACACAATTACTGCCACGCTACCTTTTAGCACAGGCACTACAAATTTATTGCCTGCA